GCCACGACAGCACCAAGCAGAGGCAGGAGAGAGGCTCGCCATACACCGGGGGCTAGCGGGCCACCATAGGGGCAAGCCGCACCTGGCTAGGTGGGATGCCAAGGCAAGGCGCAAGGCCCTCCCTAGAGCCAGCTACGGTGCTGCCGGGGCCAAGGCCCGCCCAGGGGGGGGGTAGGCAAAGGCTAGGGGTTAAAAAGGGGCTGACCGGCCCTCGCCCCACGCACAGGTTTTTTTTACCACTACTCAGAGGAAACATCTGTTGACTGAGGTGAATAAAGGCGGGCGTCCTGAGCATGAGCGCACAGAAGCCTTGGCAAAACGAGTGATGGTCCGTGCTGCCGCGCAGTGGAAAGTGTCACTGATCGCGGAAGATGTGGGCGTCTCTGAGCCGACGTTACGGAAGCATTACGCGGAAGAACTGTCCAAGGGCTGGACGATGCTTCAGGGCTATCTGCTGGACCTGCTGATGGAGCAAGCCGCCAAGGGAAAGACGGCGGCAATCCGCATGGTTAACGAGGGGACGCTTCAGACTGCGGGCGTTCGACCGAAGGCGACCAAGGCCAAGCGGGAAGAACAGCCCCGCGAAGTGAAGGCTGCGGCCCTGGGGAAGAAGGAATCGCGGGCGCTCGGGGCGGCACAAGCCATCTCTGGCGACTCGGACTTGCGCCAGAACTGACATGTCGCTGGATTGGTCCACCGCTGTCCTGGATTGGGAACAGCGGATCGTCGGGCGCGAAAGCCTGATCCCGGACCTTCCGCTTGACGATACGAGGGCAGGCCGGGCGCTGCGGCTGTTCAAGGCGCTGAAGGTTCCCGACATTGAGGGCAATCCGACCTATGGCGAGGTCTGCGGGGATTGGGTGTTCCGCCTCGTCGCTGCGGTGTTCGGGGCCTTTGATGCGGAGACGAATACCAGGTTCATCCGGGAATACTTCGTCCTGATCCCGAAGAAGAACGGAAAGACATCCATCGCTGCGGCAATCATCGTCGTGGCGCTGATGGTGAATGAGCGGCCCAGCGCGGAAGCCCTCTTGATCGCCCCGACGCAAAAGATTGCCGAAATGGCATTCGATCAAGCAGAGGGCATCATCAAGATTTCCGCCACTGCATCTGGAACACCGCTGCTGGGCCTATTCGCGCTTCACCGGCATATCAAGGCGATTGACTACCTGTCGGACTCATGCCCGTCCAAGATGTCGATCAAAGCGGCGGATGCGGACGTCATCACCGGGTCTAAGGCGACCTATATCCTGATTGACGAAACCCATGTGTTCGCCAGCAACACGCGGGCGGCGGGGGTGTTCAAGGAAATCCGGGGCGGTCTGTCTCACCCGCAGAACAAGGGCTTCCTGCTTCAGATCACGACCCAGAGCAAGGTAGCGCCTGCTGGGGTGTTCAAGGCAGAACTGGATCGGGCGCGCAAGGTCAGGGATGGCAAGATCATCCTTCCCCTGCTGCCGGTTCTATATGAACTGCCAATCCGGCTGATGGTGGAGGACGGTTGGCGCGACCCGGAAACGTGGTCGATGGTCAACCCGCACCTTGGGCGGTCTGTATCGGCTGACTTCCTGCGGGAAGAACTGCTTGCGGCGGAAACGGATGGCCCCGAAGCCCTGGCGCTTCATGCCTCGCAACATCTGAACGTCCAGATCGGCCTTGGGCTGAGTCAGGATGCTTGGGATGGGGCGCGGCACTGGCTGGCGTGTGGAAAAGACGGGCTGGACCTGGATGAAATCCTGCGTAACTGCGACGTTGCGACCATCGGGGCAGACTGGGGCGGCGCGGATGACCTTGCATCGCTGGCGGTTCTCGGTCGGCGGCGGCATGACAAGACTTGGATGGTCTGGTCCATGTCCTGGGCGCGGCCTAGCGTATTCGACCGGCGGAAAGAGATTGCCCCTCGCCTGAAAGACTTCGTTGCGGCTGGCGACCTGCGGGTTGTCGAGACAGGCGAACAGCAAGCCATTGAAGCGGCTGAAATTTGCGCCCGCGTCAAGACGGCTGGAATCCTGCCTGAGTCGGCGGGGATTGGTCTAGACGTGGCCGGGGTGGCGCTTCTGATCGACGCTCTGGAGGCCCGGCAGATGGCCGCGCCGCTGGTATGTCCGGTTGCCCAGGGGTGGAAGTTGCAGACCGCGATTTCCACGCTTCCCCTGAAACTTGAGGATAAGCGGCTGATCCACGGGAACCAGGGGCTTCTGTCCTGGGCTGTGGGGAATGCCAAGCAGGAACTCAAGGGTTCCAACTACATCGTCACGAAGCAGATCGCCGGGGCCGCAAAGATCGACCCGCTGATCGCTTTGTTCAACGCATCCATGTTGATGTTCCTCAACCCTATGGCCGCTCCGGTGGCACGGATCAGAATCGCATGAGCATCCTATCGAGACTCTTTGCCAGCCCAGCGCCCGCACGGGTCGAGCCTCCGCTGGCGCGGAACTCGGTGGACTCGTCGCAGGTCAAGCGCGGGAACTTCATGTATGACGTTTTCACCGGCAACAGCGGGGTGACCGCGCCGACTCCACTGTCAGAAGGTGAAGCCTACTCAGTCACGACCGTCTCTGCTGCGGTGCAACTGATTTCCGGGGCAATCGCGTCCCTTCCGGCCCATGTCTATGCGCGGGCAGAGGATGGCGACCTGAACCGCGACTTCAAAAACCCGCTCTGGTGGGTTCTGAACGAGCAATTCTCGCCCCGGTGGACTGCGGCGGCTGGATGGTGGTTCCTCACCGCCTCCAAGCTGCTCTACGGGGACGCTTTTGCGGAAATCAAACGGGACTTGGCGGGCCGGATTGTCGGGCTGATGCCGATCCATCCGACGCGGGTTCAGGCAATCACTGATCCTGCCGGGTGGAGGCTGGTCTATGTCGTCTCTCCCGATCCGACCGTCTACAACCCGTCCGACGAGGCGCGCAAAATCCGCGTCCTGAACTCGGATGACATGATCCATGTGCCGGGATTCGGCTTCAACGGGACGCGCGGCCTGTCGATGCTGCGCTACGCCCTGCGGACGGCTGGACCCTTGGCGAAGAATGCCGACGTGTTCTCGGCGCAATTTCTGAAAAACCAAGCGCGGCCTGATTTCGCGGTGGGGACCGAAGGGAACCTGACCGAAGACCAATTCGCGCGCCTGAAGGACATGCTTTCGGAACATGAGGGGCCGGAAAACGCCGGTCGCCCAATGATCCTTGAAGGCGGTCTGAAAATTCAGACGCTCACGATGCCCCTTGAGGACGTGCAGCTTCTCGAAACCCGGAAGTTTCAGGTTGAGGAAATTGCCCGCGCCTTCATGGTCCCGCCGTTCATGCTGGGCCACACGGAAAAGACATCATCCTGGGGGACCGGGGTTGAGGCAATGGGGGCCGGGTTTGTCCGCTACACGCTGCGTGACCACCTGACCGCCTTCCACAACGAAATGAACCGGAAGTTCTTCCCGCGCGCGCCATATGTGATCGAGTTTGACACCACCGAACTGGAACGGGGCGACACCAAGGCCATGTTCGAGGCGGTTCGGATCGGCCTTGGGCGTGCTGGTGAGCCTGCATTCCTGACCACCGAAGAAGGCCGCGCCATGGTGCGCCTGCCGCGTGTGATGACGGGCACCGTGCCCAGCAATGAACCCACGAAGGGAGCGGCGGCATGAACTACGCCCAGATCAAGATGCGCCTTGCCAACAAGGGCAAAGGTTCCTTCCGCTCAGAGGGAAGCACCATTTTCCTCTATGACGCGATTGCGTCAAATCAGGACGAGGCGGACTTCTGGGGTGGGGTTTCCCCGGAAGCGTTCATCGCGCAACTGGACTCCATGTCCGGGCCGGTGACGCTGCGGATCAACAGCCCAGGCGGCTCGGTATTTGGGGCGCAAGCCATGGTCGCGGCGATGCGGCAATACAACGGCCCAATTACCGCCCAGGTGGACTCGCTTGCCGCTTCTGCGGCGTCGGTTCTCGCCGTCTCTTGCGCCTCCTGCACGATGGTTCCGGGGGCCATGATGATGATCCACAAGGCTTGGGGCGTGTCGGTCGGGAACTCCACCGATATGAACGAAATGGCCGCGCTGCTGGACAAGCTGGATGGGTCAATAGCTGCCACCTACGCCGAAAAGGCTGGCGGATCGGTCGATGACTTCCTTGCCAAGATGGCCGCTGAAACGTGGCTGACCGCTGATGAAGCGGTAGCCGCGAAACTTGCGGATCAGGTCGCGCAGAACAACACCCAGCGCGCCCAAATGAATTGGGACTTGTCGGCGTTCGCCGCTGCCCCGACCTCCGTCGCAGAAGTCGCGGCGGTTCCGACGCCCCCGGTCGAACCGGCCCCGGCGAACAATGCGGAAATGGAGCGTGATGCACGGCTGCGCCATGCTGACGCTCTCATCCGCACCTCCCCCATCTGAGCGCGCCGCGCCAGAGCCACCACCAAGAAAGAGGTTTACCATGAGCCTGCAAATCCTGCGGGAAGAACGCGCGCGCATCGCCAATCAAATGCGCGACCTGGCCTCCAAGAAGGATTGGGACGCCACGACCGACCGCGCCGCCTATGACAAGGCGGTGGACGATCTGAACGCCGTCGATACCCGCATTTCGGCGCAGATCAAGTCGGACGAAATCCTGGCCGAAACCGCCGTCAACGATGCTGCCGCCGACGCGGCGCTGCGGGTTGCCAAGGACAAGGCCAAGCCCGCCCTGAACCAGTATGCCCGCTGGCTGAAGGGTGGCGACAATGCCCTGTCGGCCCAGGAATGGCTGGACATCCGCAACACCATGTCCACCACGACCGCTGGTGAAGGCGGTTACACCGTCCAAACCGACGTGGCGACCTCGGTCATCGACTACATGAAGGCCTATGGCGGGATGCGCGCCGTTGCCAATGTCATCAGCACCGATGGCGGCAACGACATTCAATTCCCGACTTCGGACGGCACGTCGGAAACGGGCGAATGGATCGCGCAGAACACGACCGCGACGGCGGCTGACATCAGCTTCGGCTCGGTCACGCTGAAAACCTTCAAGGCTTCGTCCAAGTATGTGACGGTTCCCTACGAACTGCTGCAAGACTCGCAGGTGGACGTGGAGGCGCTGGTGAACAAGCGCCTTGGTCAGCGTCTGGGGCGCCTGACCAACACCGGCTATACCACCGGCAACGGAACCTCGGCCCCGAACGGCATCGTGACCGCTGCCGCCACGGGCTATACGGCGTCGAACGCGACTTCGCAGGTGACGGCCATCGTCTATGCCTCGCTGGTCGAGTTGATCCACTCGGTTGATCCGGCCTATCGGATGGGCGGGGCCTGCAAGTTCATGATGAACGACTCGTCGGTGAAGGTGATCCGCAAGATCGTGGACGGCCAAAGCCGCCCGCTGTTCACGCCGGGATACGATACCCAAATCCCCGGCGCGACCGGTTCGCAGCCCGACTCCCTGATGGGCTACCCCATCGTCCTGAACCAGGACGTGGCGTCGATGGCGGCGAGTGCGAAGTCGATCATCTTCGGTGACTTCAGCTACTACACGATCCGCGATGTGATGGCCTTCAGCATGTTCCGCTTCACGGACTCGGCCTTCACCAAGCTGGGCCAAGTCGGCTTCCTGGCGTGGATGCGCACGGGCGGTCAACTGCTGGATACCAACGCGGTCAAGCTGTTCGTGAACGCTGCCACCTGACTTCTGGGGGCGCGGGGAAACTCGCGCCCTCCCTTCCGGGGGAGCCTTCATGACCTTTCAGCGGCCATATGACCGGGTGTTTCAGTGTGCCGACCTGACGACCAACGTTGTCACGGCTGCGGCCCTGAAGGCGCACCTTAACGTCGTCTCCACGCGGGACGATGAAGTCATTATTTCCTACGGCCTCGCCGCGCAGAACATCGTTGAGCGCACGACTGGCCGACTGCTCACGTCGCGGGCCTGCACCCTAAAGCTTCAGGGGTTCTCGGATGATACCGGGGTTGAGTTGCCGGGCGGCGTCGTGAACTCTCTGACTTCGGTTGTCGTGGATGGGGCGACCATCGCGGGCTGCACCGTCTATGGCGATAGCCCGGCGCGCGTGTTTCCCGCGACTTCCTGGCCCGGCGTCACGGGGACGCTCTATCCCGTCGTGATTTCCTACATGGCTGGATACACGACCATCCCCACGGCGCTGGTGACTGCCATCAAGATCATCGTGGCCGACCTCTACGACCGTAGGGAGTCCGTCACCACCGACCAAGCCCATGTCTCGCCGTTCGCGGCGTCTGAACTGATGCGGCTCTATCGCATCAAGCCCCTATGAGGACTCCCATGCGCAAGTATATCCTGACCGAAGAAGCCGTGACCGGCGCGGGCGTCCTGCAAGCCGGGGCCGACATTACCAGCCTTCAGCCGAACGAGCGGATTGCTCTCTGCCAGCTTGGCAAGGCGGTTGCCGTGGCTGAGAAGGATGCGCCCAAGGCGATGGCCGAAATCGCGGCACAACAGAAGGCGTTGGCGGAAGCGGAAGCGGCCCGTGTGGCGGCTGACATCGCGGCCAATATCGAAGCGAACAAGAAGCCGGAGCCGCCCGAAGAACTAGTTGCCGTGACGCCCCTTTCGGAAATCATCGGCTGATGGGCGCTGGCCGGTTCCGCTCTCAGATCATCATTGAGCGGCAGAAAAAGACCTCGGACGGCGGCGGCGGATTCACCATCGAGTGGATGCAGGTCGATACTGTCCCGGCAGAGGTTGTCCCGATCCGGTCCCGGACGCGCGGGATTGAGGGTGAGTCTGGCGGACAGATTACGTCCATGCCCAAGGTCGAGGTCAACCTGCGCCCGCATGAAAACTACCCCGACCTTCTGGCTAACGCGGCGGGCTACCGGCTGAAGGACGCGGAAACGGGCGAGGTCTATGGGGTCAACACGGCCCAGGACTTCACCGGCAAGGGCGCGCTGATCACCCTGACTGCGACCAAGGGCGAGCCTACCTGATGGCTCGCATTCGTGGGGCAAAGGAACTTCGGGCGGACCTGAAGCGCCTTCCTGAAGCCTTGCGGGAAGAAGCCATGAAGCCGGTCAAGGCGTCCACCGTTCGGATGCACCGCCGCGTCATGGAGCTGCTGAACAGCGCATCGTCCCTTGCGCCCTTCTACCACGGGCTTCCGGGGATGCAGGACGTGGACACGCCACTTCACCCCGCCGGTTCTGCGAGGAAGTCCTACCGCTATTCCATCGTCAACAAGGGTCTGACCGGGCGGGTCGGGCAACTGTCGCCGGGCGCAGAGCGAGCCGGGTTCCACCTGTATTTCTTCCTGAACGGCACGTCGCACCAGCCCGCGCGCCCGGTGCATGACATTGCCTTTGAGGAAGAACGGAACCTGTTCGCATCGGCGCAGCAAAAGGCCCTGCTGAACGTCCTTTCGAGGCTTCCATGACCGTCGCAAAAAGCTGGGAACTGCAACAGGCGATCTACACGACTGTCGTTGCCGCCACGGGGCTTCAGGTCTTTGACCATATCCCGACCGATGCCCCTGAAGAATACATGCGGCTGGACGGGTTCAATCTGGCCGACGACTCCCCAAAGAACGCAGAGCGCGGGCGGCACAGTTTCGTCGTGCATCACTTCCTGCGGCCCACAGCGACCGTGGCGCAGCGTGGGATGAAGCGCGGGAAAGAGAAGATTGCGGCGGCACATGCCGCGTTGATGGCGTCCTCACCTGCGGGCGGGCGTCTCGATCACGAAACCATGGACGCGGCCCCCGATCTAGACGGGGCAACGGCTCATGTTTGGAGCCGATACTCGGTGATCCTCTGACGCGGCGGTGGCCGCACCTTCAAGCCAAGGAGTGAAACATGGCTACCGGCAAGAACTACAAACTCTACATTTCGTCCACCGCCGCTGTGGGCGGGACGATGACCGAAGTCGAACTGCAAGGCGACATGCAGATCAACCCCGGAAAGACCAACGAGCGCACGTCCTACAAGAACGGCGCGCTGACCGCCCAGGGCAACGATGGTTTCTCGGCGTCCTGCACCGTTGGCCCGAACGAGCCGCTTTCGACCGGCCAGCAATACCTGTGGACGCACTTCCAGAACGGCGGTTCGACCTACGTTGAAATCAAGTCGTCCACCACGGGTTCTCAGAAGATCGTCGGCCCGGTGATGGTCGCCATCACCCAGATTACCGAGCCCACCAAGGGTGTGGTCGAGTGGACCATCGACATCAGCGAAAACGGCACCATGACCTGGTCCACCGTCTGATGCGGGATGCTCGCATTCTCAAGCATGGTGGGCGGGAATACCAACTCCTGCCCACCTTTGAGGTTCTGGACAACTTCGAGACTCGCCACGGCAGCTTGATCCAGCACCTGATGAACCTGGTGAATGGGACCGCAACTGTCCACCAGCGGGCCACCCTGATCATGGAAGCCGCCCGCGCCGGTTTCGTTGGCGAGTTCAACTGGAAGCACGAAGCCGTGCGCAAGATGCTGTTCGAGTTGGGCGTGGCATCCGACGATCTGGTGTTGCTCGAAACCGACATTTGCGAGGCGTTGCTCTACACCCCGGAGCAATACATCGCAAAAAAAGCCCAGAGGGCCGAAGCGCAGAAAGCCCAGGATCAGATGGCGGCGATTCTGGGCGGCTTCGATCCTGCTACCGCGCCGCTGTCGCCGTCCTGAAGTGGACGCCCAAGGACTTCTGGGCGGCAACCCCGAATGAGTTCTTCGAGGCGCTTAGCGCGGTAGAGGAAGCACAGCCCAAGGAGCAGTAATGGCCCGCAAGGTTCTGGCAGAGTTCGACGCCATTGACGGCCCGTTCAATGCCAAGGTTCGCCTCATTGAGCAGGGCGTTGCCCGGTTCGAGAAGGGCACTCTTGCAGGGTTCTCCCGCGTCGAGAAGGGGCTTGATTCCCTGCTGGGCTATGCCGCCCGGCTGCGGAATGTGTCCTACCTCGTCGCGGGCGGTCTGGGCGCGTCTCAGTTCACACAGTTCATCGACACATCTATCCGCATTCGGAACGAGTTGCGGGGGATTGGCGAGGACTCGAACGCCAATTTCCAGAAGGTCTACCTTGCGGCTACCCGTTCGCTGGCCCCGATTGATGCCTTCACGTCTGCGGTTCTGCGGACTCAGAAGGTCATGGGCGACAAGCAGTCGTTTGACCAAACGGTTCGGCAGGTTGAAACCCTGACCAAGCTTCTGGCCGTGAGTGGCAAGAGCGAGGCGGAACGCGCGTCTACCCTGCTGCAATTCACTCAGGCGCTTCAGGCTGGTGCGCTGCAAGGCGACGAAATGCGCGCCTTGCGGGAAAACGCCCCGGTGGAGTTCCTGCGGGCGATTGCCAAGGCAGCGGGCGGAACACTGGCCGACCTGAAGAAGTTCAGCCAAGAGGGCGTCATCACAACCGAAGTGATGATCCGGGCGCTGGATAGCCTTGCTGCGACCGCAGACGCGCGGATTGGGAAAGTGACCCTGACCATCGGGGACGCGGTGAACGTGCTGCGGAACGGCGCTATCGTCGCCGCTGAAGCGTTCAACGGCGGGTCTGGGCTGTCGTCCGCTGTCGTTGGGACTCTGTCTGAGGTCGGCAATATTCTCGGTCAGAGCGCCGGGGCCGCGCGCATGTTTGGCGAGGCGGTGAAGGTTGCTGGGGTTCTCTTTGCGGGCGCATTCGCGGGCCGTAAGATCAGCGATGCAACGTCTTGGCTTAGCGCGTTTCTCCGCGAGGCAAAGACGGGGGAGTCTGCACGGCAAAACCTTCTGGCGCTGCGGAACGATGTGGTTCTGGCGCAGACCGCCGTTTCCAACGCCACCGATACTCTGGCGAAGAAGAAGGCCGCGCTTGCCCTGGCGGAAGCAAAGGGGACGACCTCCGCCGCTTCCTTGGCAAAGGCTCAGGCTGGGGTTCTCGCTGCGGAAAAGGCGCTGATCATTCAGCGCGAGGTTTTGATTACCGCCACGAATGCTGCCGCCGTAGCACAAGAGCGTCTTTCGTTTGCTGCTCGGGCTGGGGCTGCTGCCGCGAATGTCGCCAAAGCGGCGTGGGCCTTCATGGGCGGCTGGCCGGGCCTGCTGCTTATCGCCGGGACTGCCTTCTATGCACTGAAATCCAGCGCAGAGGCAGCGTTTGGCGAGGCGGCGCAGGGTATCAGCGACAATCAGACTGCCGTTTCGGAACTGAAGGATGAATATCGCGCGGCTGCTGATCAGATCACCCAAGACCTGCGCTCGCTGGAACAAGCCCACAAGGACGTGGCGGATGCGGTTCGCTCCGGGGATACTGAGGTCCAACTCGCCGCCCAAGGGGAAATCACGGCGCTTGACGCTCGGATTGCCAAGAACCGGGAACTTCTGCAAACCTACACCGCCCTCATGGCGGCGAAGCTGCAAGAGTCAAAGGACGCACTTGCAACCCTGAATGCGACTGAGGCGCGGGACGCTGGCGCGGCTATCGGCAAGACGGCAGTTGTCGGCGGCAAGTTCTACGCCAAGGGCGCACCTGTTCCGGCGAATGATGCCGAAGTCAAATCCTATGTGGACGGCCTGCAAAAGAAGATCATGGCCGGTCAGAAGCTGGATGCGGCTGAGACTGAGTTCCTGAACCATCACCTCACGCTCGTTCAGGCTCGGCAACAGGTAGACGATCAGGCTGCGGCGCTGACTCAGGCGCTGGTGGCGACCCAGGAGGGCATGATTGCCCTTGTGGATCGGTCTGCCTCTGGTGTTCAGGCAGAGATTTCCGGGCTGGCGCAATCCTTCGCCGCCATCGGGAATACGGACGTTGCCGGGCAGATGATGAGCCTTGCCGATGCAATGGCCTCCTATCAGGCGGATTTTGAGGCGGGCCGGATCACGGCGGATGAGTTCCTGACCCTCACCCAATCCCTTAAGGACCAAACCGACCTATACGTGCAAAGCCTGAACGGCGTGGACGCGATGCGGTTTGACGGGCTGATGGGCCAGTTCTCCACGATGTTGGACTGGTTGAACAAGCTGACGATTCAGGCTTGGGACTTTGCGTCCATCCCGGCACTGCGCGGTCCTGCTGGTATGGGCGCACCGCCAGCGGACCCGATCTCTGAGAACCCCGGCAAGCCGAAAAAAGGTGGCGGTGGCGGACAGACTCAGGCCGAAAAGGATCAGAAGGCCGCTCTCGACTTCATCAAGGAAATGATGACCGCCGAAGAACAGCGGGCGGCGAAACTGACCGAACTGCTGGCGCTGCGGCAACGGCTGGTGGAATCCTATGGGCCGGAAGCGCAGGCCGTGGCCGATCTGGACGCGGCGATTCAGCGGTATCGGGACAGTGCCGATGAGGCGGCTCAGGCGCAACAGCAACTGTTCGATGACCTGTCGAACCAATTGGCCAATGCCATCACCGACTGGACCAACTTTGGGGACGTGGTGCGCCATATCCTCGCCTCGCTGGTGCAGTCCTACGGCCCTGATTTCTTCACGGCGCTGCTGACCCCCGGAAAGCAAACCGGCGACTCTACCGGAACGTGGCTGGGGAACATGCTGACCGGGCAGAACCACTCGGGCGGCGGCTTCGGAACCCAGAACGCGCGATCAATCTCCCCGATGGCATTCATGGGTGCGCCGCGTTTCCACAACGGCCTGATGCCCGACGAGTTCACGGCCATCCTTCAGAAGGGCGAGACGGTTCTCCCCAAGGGGTTCTCCCCTGCTGGCGGCGGCGTGAGCATCAACATGCCAATCGACATGCGCGGGGCCGATCCGTCGATGCGTCCGTTCATTGAGGGGCAGATTGCTCAGTTGAAGAAGGAACTGCCGGGGCGTGTCGTTTCGGCGGTCAAGTCGGCGCAGAAGTCTAGGAGCCTCTGATGGCCGTAACCTTCCCGGTCACAAACCTGCTGTCGAACAAGGTCTTGACGACCAAGTTTGTCCTCACACCAAGGCAGTCGATTTCGCGGACTGCGGGCGGCGCGGCGCTGGCCTATGACTTCGGCGTGGCAATCTGGGCTGCTGCCTATGAGACGGTGAAGATGTCCTACGACGATTGCGTGGATTTTCAGGCGCAACTTCACTCTATCGAAGGGGCGGCTGGGACGTTTTACGGCCGGGACACGCGGCGCATCTATCCGCGCAACTACCCAACAGGGGCATTCTCGGACACGGGAACGGTCCTGAGCCTGAACGCTGACGGCAAGAGCCTGGCATTCACCGGCCTTCCGGCAAGTTTCGTCATCAACCGTGGCGACTACTTCCAAGTGACAGTCAGCGGAACGCCGCGCCTTTACCAGATGTCTGAAGCGGTGACGGCCAACGGTTCCGGGGTGACGGCTCAAAAGACCGCAGAACCGCACTTCGACCCAGCAATGACGACTGGCTCCGCTGTCGTTTTCCAAAACCCGGCCTGCGTCATGCGGCTGGAACCCGGCTCCATTCAGTTCAACGACCAAGGTCGCGCTGTTGGGACTGTGACCTTCTCCGCAATGCAAGCATGAGGATCAACCATGGCTTCCCTTTCCGCGCGCCTTACCGCCTCTATGGACGTGTCATTCACTGGCGACCATGAGTTTGGCGGTCCTGTTTTCAACCAGTCCATGAAGCAAGTGATCGACCTTGCGACCGGCACCGGGGCCAACCAAGCAGACATCATCTGGATGGACGAGCGCACCCTTGCGTCTGGCGCTTCCGAAAACATCGACCTGACATCGGCTCCGACGAACCCTGACAACTTGCAGAAGGTCATCGTCAAGCCGGTTGCGGTCCTGATTATCAATGCCCCGCGAACGACCTCCACCCCCAATACGACGAACCTGTTCATCGGGGGCGCTGGCAACACCTTCCTGGGCATTGTCGGCTCCGCATCCCAAGCTACGGCGAACATTCGCCCAGGCGGCGCGTTCTTCATGTTCAACCCGGACTCCACCGGCATGGGGACCGTGGTTGATGCCAGTTCCGACCTGCTGCGAGTGAACAACTCGGCTGGCGCGTCTGCTGTCTACCAAATTGGCATCCTCGCCCGGACGGCCTGATGAAATCCCTTCTGTCCGCGAATACGACGGCGATTTCAGATACTGTCCTCTTGCCTCGGGACTTTCTGGAAATCACGGTCAAAGACCGCTCGACCGGGGCCGCTGTCATCAAGCGGCTCTGGTCGGATTCGTGGGACAACTTCACCGCCGCCGTGCGCGACCCGGATACCGGGACAGAGCCGTCATATACGTGGCGCGGGGCCTACGGGCTGGTGGACATGGACCCCATCCCGCGCGTGTCCTCCATTGAGGTCCAGAGGATCGACATTCGGCTTCTGGCCTTCGGGTCCGTGACTGATGAAATCCTGCGGACCTATGACCCGACGCTTGCCCCGGTGCGGATTTGGCGCGGGTTTCTGGATAAGACTACGCGGAAGATGTCCGCGTCGGCAGAGGTTCGGTTTCTCGGGCACATTGACGACATCACCATCCCGACCATCCCGGAGAACTCTGCCGGGTGGGCCACGATTACCTGCGTCTCCCGGACCCAAGAGGCCACGCGCAACAACCCGGACACCAGATCGGACGCCAGCCAGCAGAAGCGTTCAGCCGGGGACACGTTCTACAAGGACGCGGTAACGGTAGGCGACTGGACCCTCTACTGGGGCCAGAAGAAGGCGCCAGCGGTTTGATCCGGGAAGCGCGGCGGGCTGATGTGCCGCAGATGGTCAGGATGGCGGAAGCGTTTCACGCCGCGTCACCGATGTCTCGCTTCGCATTTGCCCCGGAGAGCGCCGCAGCGGCCTCTATGGCGGCGATTGACAGTCCCGGCACCCTCGCACTGGTTTTGGACGATATGGGCCTCCACGGCGCGCTGCTGGCCTCTGTGAGGGCATACCCACTTGGGCGCGTCCTTTGCGCCTATGAGGACGTGTTCTGGATCGACCCCAGCCATCGCGGGAAGTGGGCAGGCGTCATGGCCAGACAGTTCGAGGCATGGGCGCGCAGCCGTGGTGCAGAGGTCATCGGCATGTCGTGCCCTATCGGGACTGCTGAACCGCTCTATCAACGGCTTGGGTTCGCCCCGGCTGAAACCACTTTCGCCAAGGGACTCTGATGCCGATTTTTACCGCTCTTGCCGTTAGCGCACTTGACGCGACATTTGCGGAGTCGGCTATTGGGGCGTTCCTGATCCAAACCTTTGCCAAGGTCGCAACCAGCGCCTTGGTCAACCTGATCCTGGGCGGCGACAAGTCATCGGTATTCGGCATTCAGGGCAAGTTGCAGGCTGGCGAGGACGTTCCTCGTGGGGCACCCATCGGCCTCTGCATGACGGCTGGCTCTCTGGTCTACGCCAACACCTGGGGAACGTCGTCTGCCGGGACGCCGAACTGCTACCTTGTTCAGGTCATCGCCCTGTCCGACCTGCCGATCAAGGGCCTCAACCGCGTGATGGTCAATGGGGAGTGGGCGACTCTTGGCGGGACGCTGGACCCCGCAGGGAAGGGCTATCCGGTAACCGACTTCGTGAGCGGCAGTTCTGATTTCATGTGGGTCAAGTTCTACGACGGGACGCAGGTCACCGCCGACTCCTACCTGACTTCCACTTTCGGGTCCGATGCCAATTTCCCCTACGACTCTGGGCGCGTCGGGACCGGCATTGCCTACGCCATCGTGACCACGCGCTACAATGAGGCGCTGTTCCAGGGCTTCCCTGAGTTCAAGTTTGAAGTCCAGTCGATCAAGCTTTACGACGCCTCCAAGGATACCTCTGTTGGCGGTTCCGGGGCGCAGCGGTGGGCAACCCCGTCCACTTGGGGCGGTGATGGCGATGATCTGCCCATCGTGCAGGCGTACAATATCATGCGCGGCATCAGCTATGCCGGGGCGTGGGTCTATGGCTTTCAGGGCACGTCGCAAGCCCAACTGCCGGATGCGGACTGGATTGCGCAGATTGCCGTTTGCCGTACTCTGGTGAACTGGGATGCGACCCACACAGAATACAAATACCGGGCCGGGGGCTTCCTGACCTTCGATACCGAATGCGGCGCGGCACTTGAGCAAATCATGGCGTCCTGCGCGGGCCGGATTGCGGATAACGGCGGCATCTACAAGCCGCTGGCCGGGACAGTCGGGTCTACCCTGGCCACGTTCACCGATGATGACCTTCTCTCCACAGAGGACGCGCCATTCAATCCGGTGAAGCAACTGGCCGATACGATCAATGGCGTAACGGCGACCTACCCGGACCCGAACTCTGGTTACGAGCCGAAAGCGGCAACGCCCTACTACCGAACCGACCTTGAAGCCAAGGATCAGGGGCGGCGCTTGCTCGCCAGCTTGACGCTGAACACTGTCCCGTATCCCTATCAGGTGCAGCGGCTTCAGGCGGCTCTGGTGACGGAGGTTCGCAGGACGCGCCGCCACCAGATCACGCTGTCGCCCACGTTCTGGAAGGTCGAGCCGAACGATTGCGTGACATGGACCTCCACGCGGCACGGCTATACCGCCAAGCTGTTCCGGGTGAATGCGGTTGTGGATCAGCCGGATTCTTCGATTGTCGCGGACATCATCGAAATTGACCCGACCGACTACGACTACACCTACACCAGCTATGTGACCCCGACCTATCCGGTGGCCAGTCCGCGCGCCATTCGGGCGCATTTTGTGCGGAATGAACTCATGCGCTGGTCGGACTGGCTCGTGGTCGATGATGCCTATGGGCGTTTCACGATGTCGCAGCAAATCAGGGCGCTTGCCTACCGGGAGTCCGTTCGCAACACGAACACGCAGGCTGGCTGGCCCGATACGGTGACTTGGCCGGATGAATTGCCGGATTTCACGCCGCTCTGCGACCCGATCAACCGGCTGTATGAAATCAGGTCGGACGCTTCGGCATCGGTCCTTTCCGCTGTCGTCACAACAACCAGATCGACAACCGGCACCCTCATCAACGCTCGCGGCTATTACGACTCCGCTGCGGCGAACAAGGCGCGCATCACTTACGACCCAATAACCGGGGACATTGAGGGGATCATCTGCGAGGGGCAGGCAACGAATGCCTGTCTGCAAGCCCTGTCGGTCGGAACGTCGCCCTGGGCCTTCGACAATGCCAGCGCGACTCTGAACGCGACCAAAAGCCCAGATGGAACGGTCAACGCTTCCAAGATTTTGGACAATACGACGGCTGGCGTCGTTCATGCCGTCAAGCAGGCAGTCACGCTCACGGCTGGGGTCAAGTGCTGGTTCAAAATCCACCTGAAGGCGGCGGAATACAGCGAAGCGACGATCCTCGCCGTTTCCACGGGCATGACGAACACCTCTTGCGTGTTCAACATTTCGACCGGCGCGTTCTCCAACCTTGCTAACAGCCCGGACACGTTCGCGCGTGAACTTCGGGATGGCTGGTGGGAAGTGAATATGTCCTGCACGACCGTTTCAAGCGCGACCGTGACATTCAGCGTTCGGATGCGGACGGGCGGGACAACGATCTTCACTGGCACGGGGACATCTGGGATTTACGCCTGGGGCGGGGATGCGAGAGTCGGTCAAACCTATGGGTACATCATCCCGACGACGACTGCCTCTGTGACCCGCAACGCCGACGTTCACGTCACCCAGCTTCTCGCATCGTTCTTCGACCCAGACAAACTCTCGATCTATGTTGAAGGGAAGTGGTTCGGTGGGGCGGCTCTGAACTCGGGACTTCGCCCGGCGCTGTCCATCGACACATCGTCGTCATCTAACCAAATTCGTGTTCTGAACCGGACGGCAACGCCATCTGGCCTTCAAATCGAAGTGGGCGGGTCAACTGTCGTAGCGATAGATGGGACGCAATCGGGAACGTCTGAGGCGCTGCTTGGGTTGGCAGCGCGCATCTACACCAATGACGTGGCGGTTTCGACGGACGGATCATCCGTTCAGACAGACACCAGCACATCGCTTCCGGCATTCGCAACCGAGCCTATTGTCAGGATCGGGGCTGACTTCGCCGGGAACTACATGAACGGCGTCATTCGCCATATCCGCCTGTTCAGGGTTCTGGAAACAGATGCCCAGCTAGAGGCGATGGTGAGATAGAAAACCGCCGCCCGGACGGCAATCCTGGCGGCGGCTGAAATCCAAACCGATCTGCTCATCGGCGTGGTGGATGCATCATTGCACTTCGACCGTGCGCCGCAACTTGGCTAAAAGGACAGGGCCGATGCTCGACTGGCTGACCTCGCTTACTTCAGACGCGGGCAAGACAACGCTCGCCGGGGCCGCTGGCGGGTTGGTTAGGTGGATGACCCTACGGGAACATTGGCGGGACGGCCTTGTCTCGCTTGTCGTCGGGGCTGTCTGCTCGCTCTACCTTGGCCCCATCATATTTCCCCTGCTGAATCCGGTTCTGTCCAACGTGGCCCCTGCGGGCGACGTGGGCGGGTTCTCGGCCTTCACCGTGGGGCTTGGTGGCATTTCCCTGACCGGCGCACTCATCGACCTCATTCGAGCGCGCGGGAAAGGACTGAAGAAATGAAGGATTGGGCAACGTCCACTTTGGCCAAGGAAATCAAGGTCTGGTCCACAGCCGCTATGTGCATGGCGATGCTGGCACTGGTCCTTCATGCCTTTGACCGGAATGAACGGCCAGCGCCGATGGCGGCAAATCCAGCGGAACAGGTGACGCAATGACCGCCACGCGGACCAAGACAACCGCTGCCATTACGGCTGGCGCGCTTGCCATCGCCACCACCATGGCCGCGAATTGGGAGGGGCTGCGTACTCGGTCATATCAGGACGTGGTGGGGGTTTGGACCATCTGCTATGGCGAAACCAAGGGCGTGGTGCCAGGTCAATCCGCTTCGCCTGCCGACTGCAAGAGCCAGCTTTCCGCGCGGCTTGCGCAATTCGGGGCAGAAATCGCGCCATGCCTACCGCTCGGCCTGCCTGACAAGATGCAGGCCGCTTTTATCGACGTGGCATACAACATCGGATCAGCGGCCTTCTGCAAATCCAGCATGTCGCGCAAGGCGCGTGCCGGTGATTTGCGCGGGGCCTGCGATGCCCTTCTGGCGTGGAACAAAGGCCGGATCGCTGGAGTCCTTCAGCCCATCAAGGGCCTGACCAACCGGCGCAATGCTGAACGCCAAGCCTGCCTGGAAGGGCTGGCGGGCCGCTAACCCACCCACCCAATCTGACCCCAACTGCCCGCTCTGGCGGGTCTTTCCGCATGGAGTGCCCCTATGGCTGGCTTTTCCGACGCTTATGAACAGAACATCCTGAAACTGCTGCTGAACGCCACCGCGATTGCGAACGTGGCTGACAATGCCGCGACCTCGCCCCTGACCAACCTCTACGTGGCGCTGCATACGGCAGACCCCGGCGATGCTGGCAACCAATCCACCAGCGAGGCGACCTATACCAGCTACGCCCGCGTGGCGGTTGCCCGGACCACGGGCGGCTGGACCATCAGCGGCACCAGCCCGACGCAAGCCGTCCCGGTTGCCACCATCAGCTTTCCGGCCTGCACGGGCGGCACGAATACCATCACGCACATGAGCATCGGCGTGGCCTCATCTGGCGCGACGGCCATCATCGCCTCCGGTGCGATTTCCCCGACCATTGCGGTGTCGACTGGCGTCACTCCGCAACTGACCACCTCCACCACCTTCACCCTGGATTAAGGACCCCCGCACATGACCATTCAATCCATGGGCGCTCGCACCTCGGGCACCACCATTGCCAACGCCAATTTCGGCATCTACCCCCCGTCGACCGTGCGCGCGGCCTTGCTGGAATACAGCATGATCCAGGTTACCGGTACGGCGCAGTCGATTGGCCTTGGACGTCCCTTAACCATCGGCACCCCGACGACCGCCACGCTGATGCAGACGGACGATCCGAACGACGCGGCGTCTGTCGTCAACACCTATCTGACCTGGTCAGCCCAGCCCACGGCCCCTACCGTATTTCACCGCCGCTGGAACAGCGCCGCGACCATCGGGGTTGGGGTTGTCTGGACCTTCCCGCGCGGCTTGGTGATTGCCGCCTCTGGCGCGGTTGTCGGCTGGAACATCACCGCCGCTGTCGCCATGGACGTCAACTGCGCCGTGGATGCGTAATGCTGGACGAAGACCGCCTTCTGAGACTGAAGCGGGACGCGGAAAACGCTCCCGCCTATGTCGCCAAGATCACCATCGTTGCCCACCATGATGGGACCATGGGCCTATCCGCCCCGCTTGGCGACAAGGCCCTGTGCCTGGACATGCTGCAACAGGCAATCGACGTAGTGAAGGCAAACGGAAAGGACCGGGGGACGCTGATCACTCCCCCGGCCTATGGCACCGCCAAGGCGCGGCCCGAGGGGTATTTCTGACATGTCGCAATTCATCGGGGCCGCTGATCCATCCTTGGGCTACATCGCCGCCGATGATACGCGGCTGCGGCTATCCTCGCGGGCCATTACCCGGACCTATAACCGCCTGAACGCGTTCCGCGATCAAGGCTATGCCAACCTGCACTGGCCGGGAAACCGGGGCTTCGTGGGTGACTATGCCACGGACATTGGCATCCAACAGGCCACGTCATGGGCACCGGAAACCGAGCGTGTCGCGCAGGGCATCGCATCCCGCCTTGGCTTCTATGGCACGGCGCGGGATGCCTATGGCGCACCGCTGGCGAACGTCACTTGCTCGCTGTTCCACGTCTCGGATCGGGCATGGATTCAGGACTTCACGTCCCGTTCGGATGGCACGTTCAGCCTCTATAGCTGGTATGCCGATCAGCATTTCATCGTGTTCTACAAGAGCGGCCCCCCGGACGTTTTCGGAACGACGAAACAGAACCTGACCGGGGTCTAACGCTGGGGGCCTGAATGACCTATCAAGGCTTCCTGCTCCCATTCGGTGATGGGGAGTATTACCTAGACCCGGTCGACGTTCCGTTTGAGAACGACCAGATTGACGGCTGGCTTCGCGGCAACACCGTCGAGGGAGACGTTTTCCCAGAAGTCTCGGGAACCAGCAAAGCCGCTGCGACATCTACATCAAGCCTGACCGTTCCCGTCCCGTCCTCGACGGCGAACGGCGACTTGATGGTGCTGTTTGTCGAAATCGAAAACGGGGTTGGCAAGCGGATTAACACCCCGGCAGGCTGGACGCTGCTGACCTATGAGCCGGGGCAATCGCCCGGATCGAACTGGGCAAGCCTCTACCTGTTCACCCGGCAGGCATCCAGCGAACCGGCCAGCTATAGCATCGTTCCAACGTCGACGACCGGCGTTGGCGCGGTCATGGTCACGTTCTCGAATGCCCTGCGGATTGGCGCGTTCGGGTCGACGTCGATTTTCTCGAACCTGAACGGCACAGCCCCAACGCTGAATGCGCGGAACCGCAACCCGGTCCTTTACTGCTTCGCCGGGCAGAACGAAATCGCGCTCGCCCCGAACCTGCGTCCGCTGAACTACATCGCGCTTGCGGAAACCGGGAATGAAGTCGTTTCGGTCGGCTTTGAGCGGCTAGACGCGACCGGAATGACAGCGGCCCGCACGTCCAAGGGCCTGTCCGCCCTCATGTGGGCAATGATCTCGGTCGAGATCGTCGCGCAGGAACTGGACGAAGACGGCTATCTGCGGGCGGACGGCGGGATTATCCCCGGCGATAGCACCCCGATTTCCGGCAACGTCAATGCCGTTGGCAGCATCATTGCTTCCGGCTCGGTCGCGGGCGCGGGGTCAAGCACGGCGAATGCCGATGGTGCGATTGCAGCGGTCGCAGCCGTTACTGGCGTGGGCGCCGCCCTCGCTCAATCGACTGGCACAATCGCGGCCTCTGCGGCGGTATCCGGGGCCGGTCAGGCAGCGGTTTCGGCTACCGGCTCCATAGCGTCCATAGGCGCGGTTTCTGGCGCGTCTGCGGCTCTTGCGGCTGGGGCAGGGTCCATTGCGGCAATCGGCGCTGTAGCGGCCTCTGGCGCGTCTCTGGCGGCATCTACTGGAACGGCGGCGGCTGTTGCTGCTGTTACCGGGGCCGGGGCATCCATCGCCCAAGCGACTGGGTCTATCGCCGCGACAAGCGCCGTCACGGGCGCGGGCAATGCGCTGATCCCTGCGGCAGGCTCGATTGCTGCCGTCGCAGCAGTAACCGGAACCGCATCCAGCGTTGCCGCTTCGGTCGGGGCGATTGATGCCGTCGCAGCGATCAATGGCGTCGGGCAATCGACGGGGGCCGGAAACAGCGGGACCATCACCGCGACCTCGGCGGTCAATGGCGTTGGCGCATCCATCGCGGCTGCGACTGGAACGATTACCGCGACCTCTGCCGTCAACGGGACTGGCGCGGGGCTGGCAGGGGCCGCAGGGACGCTATCTGCGGTTGGGGCGGTAACAGGGGCCGGGGCGGCAAATGCAGCGTCCACGGGCGCTCTGGCGGCGTCTGCGGCGGTGTCGGCTTCTGGATCGGCTGGCATCTCGGCAACCGGAACTATCACGGCGGCGGCTTCCGTTTCCGGGCAGGCCGTGAGCCTGTTCATTTCGACCGGCACGATCAGCGCGACCGGACTCGTCACCGGGGTCTTGCGGGTCAATGCGGCGGCAAACGGCAACATCGCCGCGACCTCTGGATTCAGCGGGACCGCGACGGCGCTCGCTCGGTCGGATGGTTCTATCCTCGCCTATGCGGCGGTTGCAGGGGTTGGGAATGCCCTGGGGATTGTCGTCCCGCAACTCTCCATCGAATGCGCCTATGTCGGCCTTTCCATCCCGGTCGCGCACATGGGCTTGTCCATCGCCGCACCGCACCGTGGCGTATCCATTCCCGCTTCCTACCGCGACCCGCTCTCAATTGAGACGACCCATCGCGGCCTTTCAATCACAACCAAATGGAGGGCCGCATGATCCTCACTGCCGAAACGATCAAGTGGGAGTCCGTCTACGGCGACCCGATTGAGTTCGACTTCCCCATCACCCCAGATGCAGAGTCCACGGTCACAACCTTTGTCGGCGGATCAGCGCAAGTCGCCTTCGTCAATGGCGAGACTCGCATCGCAGGGACAGGGACCATCGTTTCAGCCCTGAAGGGGCACGGGTCTTTCGCGGTCAATGCGGTCCCTGTCGGGGAGTGGGAACTTCAGATCAGGGCGACTCCCCCGGCTGGACAGGCCCAAACCATGCGGCGGCTCAAGTGGACCGTCCTCAAGTCGGCCTTCACCGCATAACTGGGGAAAATCAGATGACCGTCTTTCAAAAGCAAGAATCCATCGTCGGCAGTGCGATCAACTTTCTGTCCGACGCCACCTTTGACGCCACGCTCGGGGCCAATACCCTTATCGGTGCGGCTGTGAGCGTCTCGGCCCGCAATCTCGACACGAGCGAGGTTGTTCAAGGCTCTTGTTCCGTCGTGTCCGCCCTTGTTGTCCGCTGCGCCTTTGCGGGCGGCGTTCTGTCGGTTGGCACTTGGGAGATTCTCGTTACCGCAACGCCGCCCGGATACCAGTCGCAGATCGTTGCGGCGTCCGAGTGGAACATCAAACCGTGAAAGGAAATACCATGAAGGGCTATCGCACTCTCGCCGCCAATGGCCTCGTCGTCGCTCTTGGCGCTGTTCTGCCCTGGGCGGCTGGCCTCGACTGGACGCATTACGTCTCGCCCCAGGCTGCGATGCTTATCGTCGGCGGGCTGAACATCGGCCTGCGCATGATCACCACCGCCCCGGTTGGGAAGCGGTAATGCGCGCCGTCATCGCATTCCTGCTGATGACCGAAGCCGCACTGGCCGCTGTTGACCCTACCGGCCCGCTGCCCATCGGAACGCCCTGCACCTATCTGCGTCACGATGAAATGGTGACGCGGCTGAAAGCGCAAAAGGGGGCGGTCTTTATCGAAGGCGGCGGGCTGGCAGATGGGCGCAAGCTGGAGGTCTACATGGACCCGGTGAAGTCGATGTGGTGGCATGTCATCGTCAAGCGGGCAAATACCCTGACCGGGTGGAAGGTGCAGGCGGATAGCCCGTCCTGCCTCTTTGCCGACAGTGATCCGGTTCCGGTGCCTGCGCCTTGACCTACATCGACGCCAAGCCGAAAGACCGCTGCCCGACATGCCACAAGGCGCGGTTCTGGGGCGCATGTGGCGTTTGCCGCCGCCCTGACATGGGGAAGTATCGGCTCAAGTCGCTGAACGATCCCTTTCTACCCCGCGTGACCCGTGACGATTGGTGCGGGCAGCACGAAAGCATCGCGGCAATCAAGGCGGCGGCACAATCGGCAGCGCAGTTGACGGCTTGGCTTGAGCGGAAGGTGGCGGAAGCGGAATGAAGTCGCGCCCAAGGTTCCGGCGCTGGTGGCGGCGCAACTGACCAAAGTGCAGAAAATGCACATTGCCCGTCCGGTTCACGCCGGGCGGGCTTTTTGCTTTTCAGGGGGTTGTTTCTGGCGGAGCCGCCTTAATCGGTTGCCGGGTCATCGCAGCACGTCCTCCTGCATGACCAATTCTGTCCCGCGCAGCGACCCGATGAACCGCTGGGCGGGCTTGCCCTCGATTGTTCCGGCTTCGCGGCGAAAGGTCACGACGTCGTGCATGGAAGGCACAAGCGGCGGGTTCTGATCTTCAAGCCGATCTGGCGCGGCCAGATCGGGCCAAACCGCAACCGTGCAAGGTCCGTTGTTGAAGTCCCAATGAAGGGAAAAGTGCCGCTGCCATGCAGCCTCGATCTTGGCTCTATCGTCCATCATCCCCTCACTTTCCTGTCGATTCTGCCGGACGGAACGGAACATGCCCGGAACGTGAATGTTGCCATGGTCATTTGCGGGGCCGATTGGATATGGCTGCAATGCCAGAGAAAGCCACCGCCAAGAAGAAAAATCCGACCCATACTCGCATAAGAATTGCTTGCCTACCTGCAGCTACTGATAGCGTTTTCAGCCAAAACCAGTCAGCCGACACCCACACGAAAAAGAGATAAAAGACCGCAGCGGCAAAGAAACACCGCGCCACGATATACAGGATGTGTTTCATTCTTCTCTCCTTTTCATCGCTTCCGTTGCCCGGCTGATCTGCCGTGCCGTCGCGTGTCACCTCGACAATCGCGCCTGGATCAACGGCGCGCGCGGCCTTGATGACGCGGGCAAGGTCGGACTGGCGAACGGCGGCGCGGGCGGTCATTTTGTAAGCCGCCCAACAAGTATTCCAAAGCACGTTCCAGCGACGAACGCGCCGAATGCAATATCGGCGACCCACGGCAACGTCATGCAAAATCCTCCCACGGACGCCCCGCATCGGAAATCCGGCACGGTTCGAAGAAGAAGCGGCGGATCGCCCGCGTGATTGGGTCAATCGGAACGTAGTGGAACCGGGCCTCCATCACTTCCCCTCCCCTTCGGGCCGGACGGTCCATTCGCCGCACCAGTCGTCTTTTCCAGTGATCGTCCACGTCCGCGCTGTCATACCCTGCTGATTGAATGGATATGGCGGGAACCGCTGGCAGGGACCCCCAATAGAAGAACGAAGCCACCCGCTTTTCCCGCCCCAGTGGCCGCATGTGCCGCAAGTCTTTTCCATCATCCCCTCCGCGCCCGGATAGCGGCGGCACAATCACCCGCGTTCCAAAATGCGGCCCCCAGTTCGCGTCGCTGGATACGGTCGCATAGCGTAGCACAGGCCTCCCGCTCGGCATGTACCGCTGCCTCCACGTCCACCGCTTCCACGTCGGAAAGAATGCGGGTGGTGCGAGGCATGACGGACACGTCTAACACCTTCTTGTAAGCATCCTTGATCTGTAGCGCCCATGCGACCCTGCCATGCGGCTTCAGAACAGCCGCCTTCTTTGGGTTTGCAATTGGCAAGGCGTCTGCATTCAGCCCCCCACATAGCCGGTCAATCAGTTCTTGTGCTGAAATTGCTTCTTCTGTCCACGGCGCTGCGATCATGTCGCAATCGCGTTTCATGGACCCATGCAGGCCGATCGAATAACCAGCTTCGCGAGCGATCTTCCAGATCAGGCGAAAGTCAGGAAGACCAGGGTCAATCCATCGTGGATCAGGATTTTCATATTTCGACGGGGCGATGAAATCCGGCCAAACGCCAGTTAGAACACTGCCATCACTCTGTTCCACGGCGCGGGCCTCTGCGGCGTCCTGCGCGGTGCTGATCTTGCCCAGCAGGTTTTCGGCAGCTTGGTCCAGAATGAACTCGGGGAAATCTTGCCCTGCGCGCCCGAATTGCAGGTATTCGGCCAGCTTGGCCTTGATGATATTCTTGGCATCAGTCATAGCGCTTCACCCAAATGATCCAGATGGAAATGACCGCCAGAAGCGGCCAGAGGATGCCTGCGAACGGGCGCGTCCAGTGGTGCTTTGTCCCGTCGATGCAGGACAGCATGATGCCAAAGCAGAATAGCGCCGCGATGCCGAAGTAGATCGCTGCGAATATGAAATGGTCACTCATTTCCCGGCTCCTTTCAGCGTGGCCCGCAGCCGATCAATGCTCTCCTGCGTATGTGGTAGATCAGCCCATGCCGGGCCATCCCAGCGAGCGATAACCGCTTCCGCCGCCTCCACCAGCGCCTTGACCTCTGAAAGCCGCAGCGCCTCGGCCAGCAAATCGGCGTGGGATGGCGATGGGAGGGCGCGAACGTATGCATCACGGCAGTCTTGACCGTCATGCTCTGGCGGATCGTCGTAAGCCAAGTGCGCCCGATTGGCTTCTTTCCAGTTGATCCAAATCTTCTCTGGCGTCATTTTCTGGCCTCCAAAATAGTGCGGATTTCATCACGCAGGGCTTCAACGACTTCCAAATCCTTCCCCTGCCTGCGAGCCGATCCGCCCTCACGTTCTTCGGTTCCGGCGCTGAATGCCCGGTTCAGTGCGTTCGGCACTTTCCGCAGCACGACATACAATGTATCCAATTCCGCTATCGCGGCGCGGCGGTTCCACTGCGCGGTTTCTTCATCCCTGTCACCATTATGCGTTCCCATTCCGCAATCCACGCACTCCACGGCCATGTCGGGTCCGCCGAAACATGACAGATACAACTTTGCTTTTCCCCCGCAGAATGGGCAGGGAAGAAGTTCCGGCATGTCACTCATGGCCGTCTCCATTCACCAAGGCTTGCAGAGATTTCACCAAGTCCAGAGGCTTCCCTGCCGCCGTCATAGTTTCCACGGTATGGCTGTGCAGAAGAACCATAGCCGCCTCAGCGACCGTCATCTTAAGGTCGGCGCGGACGTATTCAACCGACCCAGACGGCGTTCCATCAGTCGGGGCATGGGGCTGGCAGCGCCCCTTATCGGGCCAAGCCCAAATCCGTTCCGGCATGTCACTCATTTCGTCTCTCCCTCATGCGCCGCAAGGGCTGCGCGCCCGGCGGGGGTGATGCAAAGACTGCTGCGGTTGATCTTCATCGTTGAATGCCACGATGAAACGCGAAGAAGCCCCTTGGTGATCAAGGCATCAGCAACGATTGGTGCGACCTCCATCGCGCGAGGCGTCTTGGCGTCGCAATCACCCCACGCCCGCAGCGCCCGCACCTGTACCGGTGTCAGCTTGGTCATTTTCTGGCCTTCCGCAATTGATCGGTCAATTCCATGCGGGCGATGACGTGTGGATAAAACCCGCGCCAAGCATCGCACTCGACATAGTATTCCCCGCTGTCGCACCACTGATCGCGCAATCCGGGATAGCCCTCGTCGTCATAATCCTCTCCCGTCAACCTGCGATAGGATCGGGCAAGTTCATTGCAGTCTAGATGCCACGCCAGCGTGTAGACGTAGTCATACTTATTTGTCTGAAATCCGTAGCGGGTGCCCGGAGGAATTTCGCGGCAGCAATGGAAGCACCGCTGCGACTTGCGCGCCGTCCGCTCGCCTTGCGCAAGGCCGATGACCATCACCGCCCCTCCAAGTAAGCCTGCGCGGCGGCGAGGGCGGCTTGCGCTGGCGGCTCCAAGAAAGCAGCTTCATCATTCAGCGCCTCCACCAGCGCCCAGATCACGGCGTCCGCATCCGGCACGTCCGCGCCCATTTCGCGGGCGAGGGTCAGGATTGCAGCGGCGACGGCGGGGGCTTCGGACAGACGGAGGATCATCGCCCCATCCCGGTAGCGGTGGGTGATCAGGATGCGATCATCGTCATGGGCGTCCAGTTCGTGGTCGCCAACCGTGATCGGGTCCAGCGGGTTTCGGGTCATTCGGAAACCCCTTTCACCGTGCGGGCGGAATAATCGGCCAATGTGACTTCCGGCCCGCTGGGAGGCTTCATCATCGCCTCAGTCAGTGCGGCCAGCATGTCGGCGGCATCTGTGAAGGCCCCCATCGGAGTCGCGGTCTCATATTGGTTCCGACCGTATTGCGCGTGGACGACCCACCCACCATTTCCGGCAGGGGTCAATTGCAGGGGCACGTCCATCTGGTACGGCGGAAGGGGCTTGCGGGTCATTCGTTCACTCCTTGGGCATAGTCCGGCGACAGGTTTCCGCCAAAGCGCCAATTGGCATGGCGAACCAGGATGAAGCGCATCAAGTCCGGGTCATGGTCATCCCTGCCGTGTATCTTCGACGCCGCGTCCAGCATCGGGCGCAAGCTGCCCATAAGCCGCTCAACCTCATGCGCGAAGCGTTCGGCGCGGTAGCACATGCGGTCCTCGCCGGGGCGCTCCGTTGCCCACAGGAAGGCATCGCGCCCAAGGTCTGACGAGAGTCCGAACATGACGTTCTGATAGAGGATGGGAAGGTTCTGGGCGCCCATCACTCCAACGCCTCCCGCGCAGTCTTGGCCATGCGCTTGACGGTGGCGTTCGCAGAGGCTGTCTCCATGGCGGCAATGGCGCGAAGGGCGGCTGACCATTGTTTGGCGACCTCTGCGTTCATCATCGCCAAATTGACGTAGAACTTTCGGTCGGCTTCTGCGTGAGATTGCAGATTGCGCGCTTTCCGATATGCGCCCCCACTGATCCAGTCGGCAAGCTTCTCACGGAAGGTCATTCTGTCACCCATGTACTTGTCAGATAGATGTTGCGGGGCAGTCCGTGCTTTTCCAGCATGGCCCAGATGTCGCGCTTGGAATGACCAGCAAGCCCGGTTCCAATCGGCGTCAAGGCAAAGGTCAGATCGCTGCGGCGCTTTGCAAACCACAGGAAGGCGGCGACGTGCTGCTCAATCTCGGCCAGCGTCATATCGGTAATGCCGTGACCCTTGGTCGGCAGCGCATAGCTGTCGCCAGTCAGACCGTGTCCGACTCCCCATACCGCGCCGTGGTGCTTATGAGCGTATGCCGCCGCACCCGCGCCGTGAATACCGTCCAGATTGCTGCCAAAGACGAAGATCATTTCTCCTCCACCAGTTTTCCGCCCTCGGCGCGATACCAAGTGTCGGGCTTGATGCCGTTTTGGCCGACGCATCCGGTTGCGAAGCCGTTGCACTTGCCGCCATCGTCATAACTGGCGAGGCTGAACCATGCACCAGCCTTTCCCTTGAATCTGGTGTCGCGGCCCGCACTCGCGGCAACCGCACCTTTCCCATCGCAGTCGATATTCGCGTAGTCGCCGCTGGACCCGATCTTCGCGTAGTCGCCGCTGGACCCGATCTTCGCGCCGTAGCCGCTGGACCCGATCTTCGCGCCGTCGCCGCTGGACCCGATATTCGCGCCGTAGCCGCTGGACCCGATATTCGCGCCGTAGCCGCTGGACCCGATCTTCGCGCCGTCGCCGCTGGACCCGATATTCGCGCCGTAGCCGCTGGAAAGTTCAGAACCACCCGCAGTTGCTCGCGCGCTCACCCATGCCACTGCCTCAGCCACAAGGCCAGCAATGCCTAATTCTTTGCCAACAGTCAGGATTTCAGCGGCGACCTTGTTTCCGTCCGCGTCCGTTTTGCCAGCCAGTTCCACCGCGAAAAAGCGGCTATCTGTGACCGGGTAAAACTCCCACACATAGAACGGATGCACATCTTCCGGGATGGCATGGAAACCATTCTCGCAAGCCTTGATCTTGCCCGTTGCGGTATAGGTCTTTCCAACCTCAAACTGGAAGCCGCGACATTGCAGGTTCCGGTCAAATCCCTTGATCGCTTTCACTTCAATTCCTCCTTAGCTTTTACAATCGCCTCGATCAGTTCCAACGCCGCGACATGGGCGCTTGTCAGCGATGCGAGGGCGGCGGGGCGGTCATTCACGTCAACGCAAAAGCCTGCCTTGCCGATGTGATATTGGGCAGACCTAGCAGCCACATGTGCCTTAACGATGCGGTCAATCGCACTCACAGCGGCCACCCGATCAGGGCGGCAAGCCAGCCCAGCCCCATGCCAACGGCGGCGGAAATGCCGATGGAGCCGATAACCAGCAAGGCAATGCTGCCCGCCTCAATCGCATCATCGGTAGCGCGGATTACGTCTTGGATTTCAGCGCGAGTCATTTCAGAACCCCTCCCTTGACGGCGATTATCCCAAGACCAGCCATGCGGGATTGAGTCTCCCCGTGCCCCCGCAGCATGGCGTCCAGCACGACTGCCTCTGTCAGGCCCCGCTTTTCCCAAGTGAAGCGGTCAATCGCGTCGTGACAGGCGGAACAAGCGTAGGCGACGTGCAGGTCAGACACCTTGGAGGCATGGCTCTTTCCGATGCCGGGAAGATGGGCGCAGACCGTGGTTGCCGGGTTGTGATTGCACACTCCGGGCAACCGGATACTGCACGGCATCCCATTGGCGGATTGCATCAGGACCGATGACCGGACCTTGGGCAGAAGGACGGCGGGGGTGTGGATCATTCCGCCGCCCCCTTCGCCGCATCCCAGCCGCCCAGCCAGTCGGCGGCATCCTCTAGCGGCGGGCAGGACTCGCGCGCCTCGCCAGACTGGAAAGCAGCCACGCCAGCATCAAAGGCGTCCGACCCAGGGAAAGCCCCCGCCGTGTCGATCATGGCCGTCCAGTGCGGCTCTGTGGCCTTCTGGCGGGCCTTGGCGGCGATTTCGGCAATCTTGGACTGTGGAGGGGTCACATCCCGCATGGGGGCGTAGTCCTGCACTTCCTCGGCCACCTGAAGGCCCATCAGTGCATCCGGCGCACCGTCGCGGATTGCCAGAGTCCGCGCCCTCATGGATAGCATTCGGGGCCGGTATTGGGTCCACGGGCCTGCTTTACCCAGCAGGCCAGCCGCTTTTGCATCCGCCACAGAGAATGAGCGGACGAAGGATGTGCCGCTGTCCCCACGGGTCAAGGTGGCCGTTGCCACCATGTCATCGCCCTCTCCGGTCAGCACCACATCGACCGTATGGCCAGCCCGGAACATAAGAGCCGGTAGGGCGTCACCCCAGAGGGAGGCCCGCCCGTTGATGACCGCGATGGATGACAGGGCCTGCATGGGCGCGAGTCCGATTTCCATCCCGCGCAGGATTGCCGCCATCGTTGCTTCAGGCTTGTCCTGAAACGGCTTTGGAACCATGTCCCCGGACGCGGCCAGCGCCTTTGACAGGCGGAACGCATCCTCAAGGGATGCTGGAATCAGCGCCACCAAACCGCCCTGTTGCAGGTTCGCATTGGTGATGGACTTCGGGGCCTGTTCGGCGGTAAGTGATTGGTCGGTCACGGGGAAACTCCCTCAGTCTGGAATTGTTGAAGCAGCATTTCGCGCTGCCAATCGGGGCGCTGATACGCACCCACATGTTCGCCGGGGCCGGGCCAGTAATTGGACTCAAGGCATTCCTTGAACCGCACCAGGGCGCGGCGGTTCCGTAGGGAGCCGATCCGCAAATCCTCGTCGGAAATAGGCCGCAGGACGACGTGGTAAGGGGCCTTGTCCCATTGCGCGACAATCGCGGCCTCTGGGCGGCTTCCGGTCAGGCGCTCGAACACATCGGCGGCAAGGGCCATCTGTTGGTCATAACCATGCTCGGTGATCCGCGAGTCTACCAGCCGGGTATTGAACGGACGACCTTGGGTGTTCATGCGCTTGTAATCGGTCAGAACCCCACTCATGGCGACGGTGTCAGGCCTCGACAGAAGCCAAATCCCGGTTTCCTCGTCCTGCCAAGCCATGCTTATTTCGGGTAGGCCCTCCATCACCGCAGCCGCACCGGCGTCCGCCACCAGAGCCGCGCCCATGGCTTCGATTTCCGCCATTTCCGATTGGGTTACGAGGGGCCGTCCATCGGCCTCTACAGCGGCCCAGAAGCGCACAGCCTCTATGGATGCCGTCTGGGCAGTTCCCTTCTCCACGGCCCCTCTCTGGGCCGCTGTGGGCCTCTTGGGGGCATCCTCTGGCAGAAGCAGGAAGGATTGCAGCACACAGTCCCGCCCGCCCTCTACGAAAGCCGCCATGGCCCGGCCCTTGCGCAGCGCGTCCGTATCCTCTTTCTCGGTGCGCGCGGGGTTCATGGACGACGACGCCCACACATCGGCGGGGGTCCATGTTTCCATCTTGCGAAGAACGCTGGACGTGATCGACGGTCCGTCGCAGGGCTGCGAGTGGTGGCGCTCCAAGCTGATCCGGTAGAAGCCCGGCTCTTGGATCAGTTCGCCATCAGGAAGGTCTTTAATCAAGCTGCATACCTCTTTGAGTTGGCCCGTCCGGTCAAAACCTGCGGGTCCGGGCTGCATCCCGCAGTGCTGGCAAAAGAACTCGCCAGCCCTACGCTTCGTCACCCTCTTTGCTCCGCACTTCCGGCAATTTGACACGGTGGTATCCTCTGAAATTCGGGCGGGTTAACAGGAAGGACACTTCGCCTTTGAAGCCCCACGCAATTCTTCCTGTTAACCCCCGCTGATCTTTCCCTTAGGGAAGATTAGCCAGCAGACCGCATGGTCTGCTGTTTGACGCTCCTGTGGGGCTGGGCACCAGGTCACGTCATATCCTGTTATTCGGTGACGGGCTGATCGCCGTGGCTTGTCAATGCCAGAGCCGCGATGCTTGCCTCATGGTCCTTGAACATCGTCTTGCGAAGTTCTTCCTTCTTCCGACGAAGTTCGGCCTGTTGAACGGCAGAAATCGCCGCACCTTCCTGCTTCAGCACTTCGCCAAAGGCCGGGCCGTCCACCTTCTGCACGATCCACTTGATCGGCGCGGTAGCATCGAAATTCACGTCCACATCGACGGCCACCACCTTTACGACGGTCATGTTGTATCGCGTGGTGGATTCGACTACCGACAGATCGCCAACGGCAATGGTCGGGTCGAACGTCTTAAACATTTCCGGCTGGCCGGTTTCTTCATACTTCGCCATCACCGCGCGAACGGTGTCATTGATCAGAAAGACGATACGAGAGTTGTCCATTTCAATTGTCCTATCGTGTTGATTGTCTCAGCGCACACACTGGCACTGGCTGATGATGTATCGGGTCGCGCCGGGGCCATTGTCCGACTGGTGGGTGTCCTCTGTGATGACGCCGCGCCCCTTGCAGTAAGCGCAATGGGGGTCGGCCTTCGGCTTCTCTTTGGCCCTTTGCTCGACGGTCATTTCCTGTTCCTCTGCAATTCCGCGCGACGGCGGGCGATAGCTTGCTGGATTTCCGGGGTGATCCGACCGTCCTCAAAGAGCCGACCGGCGAAGCCTTCGAGTTCCAAAGGATCGGTCAGTTCGGAAATCTTCTCGGGGATGGACGGTTCGGGCCGCATGTCAGGCCCAAAGCCAGATCGTCATAATCGCCAAAATTGCACCAGCCCCTGCGCCGACGATCAGCATCGGCATCCGGGCGGCGATTTCCCACAGCATTTCATCCCAGGCTGCGACAGGCTCCGGGTCTTTCCGATAAGCCGGTTCGGGCCTTACCCAATCCGTGCTGCGGGAAACCATGTCGAGATACCGCTCTCGGCGCTTGGATTCCGCCGCCCACCGCGACGGGTCGGTCACAAGTTCAGCCCCAGCCCCGGCGTTCAGGCCGGAGCGGACTTCCTGCGCCAGAGCCTTCTGGCGGGCGATGGTGGATTGCGCCAGAACGTCGGCGGCCAGTTCACGCGCGGCGGCGCTGGACGCGGGCGAAAGAACGATCTGCTCCGACATCTTGTAGGCGTCGGCACGTTCGGCGGGGGTGAGGTCGGAAAGGTCCAAAGCAGTCTCCCAAGCGATGAGGGAGGCTCACTTTGTCGCTCCCTATGCCCGAAATATGCACTGGGCGATTATTCGCGTCAACAGAAAAAAGTCGTGTGGCGCGTATTTTATCGAATCACTTCCGCTTGCGGCCCTCATAGAGGATGGCGACCCCGATGACCGCGCCGAACAGGGCCGCGCCGCAGACGGGAACCAGGACGAACACGGCAGTCGGGGAAAGCCCGGTAGCGGCGGAAATCATCCCGACTGAGAAGCTGACAAGTATGAAGGCCGCGATCCAGCTTAGAAAGCCGGTGACGGGACCGGCTCCGAACAGGAGGATGGCGGCAATCAGGAGAAGGACGGCGAGGATCATGGCGGACTCCATCAAGGTTTGATTCACCCAAAAGGATATGCGCACGGCCTATGGCTCGCGCTAGGGGAAACCTTTGCCTCAATATGAAGCGGCTTGCCGCAGCGGCTTAGTTCTGCAAACGTTCTAGCTCTGATCTGTGGATGGTGGCGATGGATAGACGGTTTGCGCAGATCGTGGCTGGCTTAACTGATGGGCAACTCAGGTCTTTGATGGCGGCGCTTATGGCAGAAGCCCACTCGCAACCTTTGCCAGTTCCAGCCACCGGCGCTGCCGATCCGAGGGAAGCGACCGAAAGAAGCTGACCAGTTCGGCTTCTGCGGCGCTGCGGTCCTCAGAGAACATATCCTCAAGGCTCACGCCAAGAACCGTCGCTGCCCGCCCGAACAGTTCCAAGGCGCAGCCCTCATCCCCGCGCTCCATTCTGGATACGGTGGATTGAGTCACCCCCATCGCCTCCGCAAGGTCGATCTGGGTCAGGCCCTTGGCCTTTCTGATGCGGGTCAGGTTCAACGCTCGACTATGGACCATACAGATATGGTCCGCAAAGTCGCCGGGCGGATGAAAGTGCTTGACGCGGCTAATCGCTGTGCGCATATTTTGCGGCATGTCGAACCTCAAATTCTTTCTGGCCGAACACGGCATCACGCAAGAGAACTTCGCTGGCGCGGTGAAAACCACGCAGTCCACGATTTCTCGCATCATACGCGGCGCAACGCTGCCCAGTCTTGAACTGGCGGCGCGCATCGAACGTGCGACTTCGGGCTTCGTGCCCGCTGCGTCGTGGGTTCCTGACGATCAAGGTGGGTATCGCCTTGCCGTCGTGCAACGTGAACAACCCGAGAACGCATCCGATTTGCCCGCGCCGACCTCCCACCCCATCACCGAGGGATAGCCGACCTGCACCCCCTTGGCGCGGGCTGAGTCACTCAGGGTAAGGCGGCACGGGCGCACCAGTCCAACGCGAGAAGCGGACACAAACCCCAGAGGAGAACACCAACATGAATGAAGGACGCGAGGTTCGGATTGCTATGAACGGCCCGGACCTGGACCATGATAATCTGATCGGCCATCTGTCCGACTGCAACGATGCCGATCATCGCCGGGCAAGCAGCGCCGGAGAAACGCGCGCCAGCATCAAGGCTTGGCTGGAAGAAACCGGGATGAACAGCAAGGCCCGCTCGGTCTGCGCGTCGATCCTGAAGCAGCTTCCCAAGGATGATGATCAGCACAAGGCCATGGACATCATCATGTCGCTGGAAGCGGCGCTTCCGATGGTGAAAGCCCACGTCTCCGGGCAAGGAACCGCAACGATGGAACTGAAGCCCGCTGCGCCCAGCTATGGCCCTGACTTCGACCCCAGCGAAGAAGCTTCCTGATGCTGGAACTCGACCCGCCCGCTTATCTTGTGCTGCCTGATCCGATCAGCACCAACAACCTGTTCGGGAACCTTCCCGGCAGGGGGCGGGTCGTGACGCGAGACTACAAGGCGTGGCGGAAGGTTGTCGCACAGATACTTTCCGCCCAACGTCCACTTCCTCAATTCGCTCTGCCCGTGGAAATGACGTTCTACGTTGGAGAAAAGCGCATTGGGCAAATGGACACTGACAACGTGTTCAAGGCTTTTACCGACGCTCTAGTGAAGCACGGCGTAATTCACGACGACAGCCGTAAATGGGTCCGCCGCACTAGTTCCGTTTGGGTTCCCGGAATGGCCGGATGCGTCGTTAAAATCAAGGTCGCCGCGATGGAAATTAGCGCCGAGACGGTGCGAGGTTCAGTGCATGAGAACCTACGGGGCCTTCTACAATGAGCGGATTCTACAAAATGGACCCGTCCAAATGGGACTTCGGAACCTCCGACCTAAGCCTTGAGGAAGAGGCTGCCTATCTTCGGATAGTCAACGCCATCCATAAGCATGACGGCCCGGTGCCGGACAATGACAGGGTTTTGGCTGGCATGTTTCGCACATCTACCCGCAAGGCACGGGCCTTAGTCGATGCTCTGATCAAGGCCGGAAAGCTTACCGTCGAGGATGACAAAATCTGGAATGAAAAGGCACGTTCGGACATGGTTCAGCGAGGGTTCGTGACCATTTCGAGGTCTGAAAGTGGAGCGAAAGGTGGGCGAACGCGCGCTGAGAACGCCGCTAAGGCATTGTTAAATAAGGATACAGCGCAAGCAAATGCTTCAAGCAGAATAGAAGAGAATAGAAGAGATAAGAGTTCCGTAGATAAATCTACGGGCGTTTCCACGCCGCCAGACCCAGTGAAAGTCATGTTCGATTCCGGGGTTCGATTCCTGGGTCAGGCGGGAATCCCAGACGGGAAGGCGAGGGGCATTCTCGGGAAGTGGAGAGGTGCGCATGGGGCCGAGGCGGTCATCGCCGCGTTGGGCAAGGCCCAGCGAGAGGGCGCGATTGATCCAGTGGCATTCATCGAAGGCTGTTTCCGTCAGGCCAAGCGCAAAGTTGAGGATTACGACTTTTGGACGGGGCCGAAATTAAATTGACCGATCTGGATAAATTCGAGGAACGTGCGGCCATCATGGAATATGAAGGCGGGCTTTCGCGCTATCAGGCCGAAACAGCAGCGGCAAAAGAGCAGGGCAAAAAACGCTGGGAGGTTCTGCATGAAATCGAGCGACGAAATTCTGAGAGAGGCGGGGATATCCGTAAAACGGAATAGCGGGACGGTTATCACATTATGCCCAGAATGCAGCGCGCACCGGAAAAAGAAGCGAGAACCATGCCTCAGTGTGACATTCAAATCGGACGGGATTGTTTGGCTTTGTCATCACTGCGGATGGAAGGGAGGGCAGTATTTTGACTCAGGACGTGATGATGTGGCTCCAAAGCCAGAGAAAACTGGACGGCGCTCTCTTGGCGGATATGGGAGTTCGGGCAATTCAGCACGATCATCTGGGCCAGGCAGTGGCGTTTCCATATCGGGTGAACGGAAAGAACGTCGCCGCGAAATTCAGAACGGTGGACAAGAGGTTCCTCTCAACCAAGGGCGTGAGCCGGGGCCTTTACAACATCGACGCGCTTTCGGTGGACCTGAACCTGCCCATCGTGATTACCGAGGGCGAGATTGACTGTCTGAGTGTCATTCAGGCTGGTTTTCAGCGCGCGGTTTCCCTACCAGATGGATGGACGGCCCAAGGCAACAAGACAGAGGCGATTACAGAGGCGCTAGAGGCCCTTCTCGCGTCTCCCTATGTCCTGGTGGCGGGGGACCAAGATGAAGCTGGGGAGAGCCTTCCACGGACTGTGGCGACTATCCTTGCCGGGCATGACGTTCGGTTCGCTACCTGGCCGGAAGGGTGCAAGGACGCAAACGACGTTCTGATGCTGTTTGGCGAGGGAACACTTGCCCGCTGCCTGAACGAGGCGAAGCGAATTGACCCGCCGGGAGGGACAATCACCGGCTTTTCAGATTTGCCGCCAATGTCCACGCAGCGCGTGTTGAAGATTGGCCGTGATCCGTTTGATCGGGTCATTGCTTTGGAATTGGGGGAAATCAGCGTTTGGACCGGGTTGCCGGGTCACGGTAAATCAACACTGGTGACTTGGGTTGCTGATGAAATATCCAAGGCAGAGAAGGTCCGGGTCGGGATGATCGGGTTTGAAACCCACCCTTTCCGTATTCGGGACCAACTTGCCAGATCGACTACCCATCGCGCATGGAAATCCCTATCGGATGATGAGCGACGGCTTCTGGTGGCCGATTTGGACGTGCGCTGGCGGATTGTCCACGCCTCATCCGAGGCGGACCATCACCTTGGCTGGCTGGAAGCAATGGTTCGGACACTAGTGGTTCGGGACCGCTGCAAGCTGGTGATCTTGGACCCGTGGAACGAGTTGGAGCATTTGCCCGAGAAGGGCGAGTCCATGACCAACTATATCAACTTCGCCATCAAGACCGTGCGAAATTGGGCGAAGTCTCTTGAGGCGCACATTTGCATCGTCGCGCACCCATCCAAGATCAAGAGCGAGGGAAAGCCGCGCCCACCCACTGGATATGACGTGGCGGACTCTGCGGCATTCTTCAACAAGCCGGGCTTGGGAATAACGGTTCATCCCGGAGACGAGGAACACGAGGTCCAGATCATCAACTGGAAAACGCGCGATACGCTGCTTTACGGCACCCAGCGCGGAACGTCGGTTGTCGAATTTGCCCCGGCTTGGGGGCTTTACCGGGCCAAAGGCGAACCTGCCGGGCAGGCAGAAATGGGCTTTGAGTGAGGGAATCCAGATGAAGTATCGCAGCAAGAACATGACGCGCCCATCCTACGACCAAATCCGCAACATGGCGCAGACCATGGATATTGACGAAATTGCGGACAATGTCGGCCTGCCCGCGACCGAGATTGCCCAGATCGTCGGAAACCGTTCTGCCAAGTGGCTTCTGAGCGACCTGAAAACCGGGCGCTGGTGGCACTGCTATTCCGAGAGGGCCTGCTACCGGAAAGCCCAAATGATTGGCTTGACCGACTATGATTTCGGGAGGGCATGATGGCTGCAACCTACGTCCCTCGCTCGACAGACCGCGCGCATCTGGACATGATCCGGCGCTTCACCGCTGGAGAAACCCAAGAGGCTATCGGGGCTTCCTATGGGATTTCCCGCGCGGCGGTGTCGGTCATCATCAACCGCGTCCTCAAGGCCGATCTGAAAGAGTCTGGTGAGCCGCAGAAAGAAGTCCTTCGGGCCTATGCGAGGCCGTGGTGATGGAAGGATTCCCCACTGGCCAGTTTGATGTCGTGATGGCAGACCCGCCCTGGCGCTTCGCCTCAAACAGCAAGGCTAAGCCCGGCAGGAATGCCCAGCGGCATTACGAGTGCATGACCACGCCAGAAATCGTGGCGCTGCCGGTTCCGCAGATCACGGCCAAGGCCGCGATGCTTTTTTTATGGGCAACTTCCCCGATGCTGCCCGAGGCGATGGAAACAATGAAGGCTTGGGGGTTCCGTTATGTGTCGCAGCTTTGCTGGGACAAGCAGGGCATTGGGACCGGCTACTGGGTCCGGGGCGCGCATGAACTTCTCTTAATCGGGAAGAAGGGGAGATTCCCAGCGCCAAGGCCCGCGATGTTTCCCACGTCGATGATCCGGGAAAAGCGGCGTGAGCATTCTCGCAAGCCGGATTGGGTTCATCACATCATCGAACAAAGGCTTCCCGATGCGCGCAAGGTCGAGTTGTTCGCGCGGGAAGATCGGCCCGGCTTTACCTGCTGGGGCAATGAAATCGGAAAATTTGAGGGGGCAGCATGAACCTGTTCATCTACAGCGGGTGTATCAACGGGGCGTTGCCCTATGCGACGCAGCGGCGGCTATGGGCCAAGGCAGAAGCGGCGGAATATTCGCTTCTTGCGGCAATGAAGGCGGAATGCCGCGCGCCGGTGAAGGCCGTTGTTGCGCAGACCGGGCTGACATGGAACGGGCCGGAAGGGACGGCGGTCCTGAAAGTCTTGGAAAAGCCAGCGACGATCAACGACATCATCAACGCAACCGGAATCGGAAAATATCGGGTGTGTTCCATTCTTCTGCGGCTGCGGCTTTTGGGGGCGATTCAGTCTACCCAATCCCGGTGGAGCGCGGCGGTCTATTCCAGAGTCCCCACATGGAACAGCCCGGATGACAGCGAAATGTTGCAGCGCATCCGCCCGCTCTACGAGAGCGGCCTGATGGATCGGGACATCGGGGCTATCGTCGGAATGTCGAAAAGCTATGTCGGGGAAATTCGGGCCGGGGCGGGTTTGATCGAAAAAGCACGGCTTCCCAAATGAGGGGGCAACCGACGATTTCCAGCGTCTACCGCTTCGGGCAACCGCCCGTGGACCATGACCCCATGCGGACCTGGGCTAAGGTGGAAATGCTGCGGCGCAAGATGTTCCAAGAGCATGGGCTGATTGTTCTGCGGGCAAGCGAGTTGCCAGAGGCTTTGAAGGCGGGCATCCAGAAATGGGCGGAGGACACCTATGGAGCGTGAGGCAAGCAAGGATGAGAAGTTTCGCGCGTGGTTGTCCCTGGGCGGCATGAGGCAAGCGCGGCGCGGCGCACCGGCAACGGTCTATTCCGTCTCAGGCCCCAACAGAGAGCGTGAGACAGCCGCAGGGGGCATAACTCTTGTCGGGTATATGCTGGACCCACGACTGAAGCTGACAGCGCGCCAGCGGGCTACAGGGCAGTGCTATGGGGCATATACCGAGCGGCGGGCAACCGGGGGCAGTTCCGAGTTCCTGAAGGTGTTCGTTGATGGGGGATCAAGCGGTGGGGGCGGGTATTCGGAATCGCAGGCCATGGTGATCAGCGTTATCGACGTGGCCAACGAGGCTTTGGGGGATTTGTCCACACTTCGCTACCGGATCGGCAAGCGACATGGGGACGACAAGCTGAAGATGGGGCCGCACCACGGGATTGATATGACGCGGCTTGCCCACGGGATTTGCGTCATGGGATTCAGCCTTGAGCATATCGCCCTGAACAATGGCTGGTGGGTCGAGCGGCGGGACGACAAGGGCAGTCTGAAAATCGTGGTCCCGGATCGCCAGCGCAAGGCGGTAGCGGAGGGGCTGCGGGTCGCGCTGGACGCGATTGACGCGGCCTGGGATGCCTGGGGCTTTTCCCCGCCCTTTGAGTTTGGCGGGGTAGAGGTGGAGTAGGGTTACGGGGCAGCAAAAAAGATTTGCTTTGAGTCAGAAACGCACGTATCCAGGCATTATCGGAAGAAGTGTGCAAAAGGGCCGGGTTATTCCCCCGGCCTTCTGTCATTCCTAAGGGTGATGGCGGCGCGAAAAAGGGATTGCAGTAGCGGGTTGGCGAGAATCCCTGCGGGGGAAACCCCAATACCCATTCAGATCGTCTCTAGCCACCCACAGCCGCCATCACTTCAGCAGCTTCGCAATCCCGGCAAACACCAGACCGACGATGTAGAGCAGCAGGACCAGCCCTAGGCCATGGAACAGGAAGTCGAACGTTCCCCGGTTCGGGTCGAACACTTCGGCATAGTTCATGCTGCGGCGTCCTTCTTGGCTTTGGCCTTTTGCAGGTCGGCCAGCTTGGACCAGCGGGCAGGCCAGCGGCTGACCGGGGTGGATTCCAGCCATTCCAGATGGGCGATAATGTAGGGCTGCACCGATCCGAGCCGGAATTGGTCGGAAATGGTAGCGACCCGCACGTCAAGGGCTTCTGCCAGCAGGCTTTGCCAGCCATAGCCGAACAGGGCGGAAAATCTGGCGCGAATGTCGTCTGTCATGGGCAGATCATGCAGGACGAGGGGCGAGTCGGGAAGGTCCATCTTGGACTCCATGGTAAAGGTGTTAGGGTAGCGCCGCCGCAAGGCCGATTCCTCTGGATCGCGGGGCGCTGGGTGGTGCTGGCGTCCCGGTTCAGGTGGGGGACATGTCTGCGATTA